GGTTGTTGTTGTCGTTGCGGGCCGGGATCATGCCGTTGACGCCGCGCGAAACGGCTTCGGCATCGCCGCTGTCAACGACGAGGAAGGTGGCCTGATTGCCCTTGATGACGACTTCGGTGGTGACGCAGTTGCGCAGGAGGGCCTGATGGGCCTCGAAACCGGCAATGTATTCGTCACGATACTGAATTTGAGGTGCGGAAATGGGCATGGAAAATCTCCAACTGTTGCGATTGATCTGGATCGCACAGGGAGGCCATGTCTGGTGCCAAGCGGGGAGCCTTGCGGGGCGCTTGGCAAGCCTTTATGGGGCCGCGCTATTGTGAACGGGGCGGCAAGCCGGGTGGCCGTTCGCCCCGTTCATTACGGCATCATTTGAGGCCAGTCAAGAACCACCAGCCGCGCTTGATCATCTCCCGAACGGGATAAGCGCTTTGGAACAAGGCGCGCTTGGCGATGCTGGGATCGGGAGCGCTCGCGCGCGACATCTCAAAAGCATTCTGAAGGTTCGAGAAGAATACGGGCGATACATCGAAGGCCTCCCCCAAAGCCTTCGCCATCTCCGGACTAATGCCCCGCTTGCCAGAAATGATCATATTGATCCCCTGTTCGGGGACGCCCAGAATGTAAGCCAAGTCGCGCTGAAGCCAACCACGGGCTTCAAGCTCTTCGGCGATAAACTCTCCGGGGTGGGGAACGTCGGTCATACAAGCATCGCTAGTCATGGGCCGGCCCTCCTCAATGTGTGTCGTCAATTTCTAAAATCCTGATTGCTGGCGGTCGCTCGTCCTCAAGGAGTTCGAACACGATCCGGTATTGGTCGTTGATCAAGATTTCAAACTGACCCACTACCCAATTTCGAGCTTCCGCCGCCGCTCGAAGAACCTCTCCCTGCCATCTGTCACCGCAGGGTATCCTGCAACAATCAGGAAATTCCGCTCTAGGTTCGGAAGCTCCCGCATCAGCCGGGCAGCGAAGGAGGGATCGTCCTGCTCATCATTGATAGACATGGATCACCCCATCTTTGACTGCGCTTCGATAAGCTGCTGGTAGCGAGCTTGGTTCTTTTCGGAGTTCGGGCCCTTCCAGTATTCGGAGTTGCGGTTGCCCATCATCTTCTTGAGGTTCGCCAGTTCGGTCGCCACGCTTTCGGCCTGAGCGGTTCCGTTGCCCGGCGCGACGCGGGACAATGGATTGCGCTCAAGCGCCTGCTCGACCAGCCAGTTCAGCACCGGGGCGCTAAATCCGACCGGCATGGTTTCTCCGGTAGGCTCGCCATTCTGGTTGAAGACCGGAACGCGGGCGTGCTTGAAGACCGCCGCGACATCGCCCGGCAGGGTTTCGAGGAAGCCGTGCATGGCGTTCAGGTTGCGCCGGTAGTCGCCGCCCCATTCTTGCCGAAGAAGGTCGGTGGCCTGCGTCTCGGCAGCGCCGTCGGCTTCGGCCTGCGAGGCGATCTGGTCCTCCACGATCCCGTAGTAAGCCTCGATAGCTGCGTTCACCACGCCCGGAGGGGCATTGGCGGCGTGCATCTGCTCCATGAACGTGCTGACGTAGGGCTCGTCATCCTCGCCGACCAGAAGGCCCTCCGGCAGCTTCTCCATGTAGCCCTTGGGCTCATCCGGCACACCAAGCTCGGCGCGGTATGCCTTGACCTCTTCCTCGGTCGGGTTGTCCGGCAGCTTGGGCACCTGCTTGTTGCGGATCGCTTCGCGGTCTTTCTTCGCGGCCTCAAGGAACGCCTTCGGGGACTGGTAGCGCCCAAGGAAGCCGAGCAGCGCATCGTCGCCACCAGCAAGGCTGGCGCGCCAGTCGTCGCCGCCTGACGGAGCGGGATCGCCCGCAGGCTCGCCGGACGGAGCAGGGGTTGGGGTCGGGGCTGGCGTGGGCGCTGGATCGCCCGACGCAGGGGCCGGGGCCGGGGCCGGGCTGGGAGCGGGGGGCGGAGCGGGATCGGCGGCAGGAGCAATGATGGTCGGGGCATCAGCCATTGGGGGCATCCTTCTTGAACGACGTGGGGTTCAGCGCCAGCAGCTTGACGATTTGCAGGCCGACGTAGCGCCGCCCTTCCGCCAGTGCTGTGAGCCGGTCGCTCTCGGGGGAGAACGACAGGTCATAGGTAACAGCAGCCTGCCGGATAATCCAGTCCAGAGCGCGCTTCTGTTGGTAAGCTGTGGCCTCGCCAACTTGCAGAGCTTGGATCGCGGCTATGTCCGCAGCTTCGTAGAGCGGGGGCGTGATCTGTGGGGGGGCTTTCATGCGGCTCCTATGCGGCTATGGCCTCTGCCTCAGTGGCGGTCTTGGCGACCTCGGTTCCGGCCTTTAGCTGCTCCATCATCTGCTCGGCCTGCCGCTGCTGGCCGATGCTTTCGATCATGCGCTCGGCCTCTTCCTCAGTCCGCATCCACGAAGCCGGGACGCCGAGGCCCTTGACCGTATCGCGGAACGCCGCAGACACGTCGAAGTGCGCGGCCACGGTTTCGTCGAGTTGGATGGCCTCGGCCATCATGGCCTTGGCTTCTTGGAAGCGCTGGCCCTTCTGGCGCTCGATGGCGTCGTGCAGCGGGCTCTCGAAGCGAAACTCGGTGTCGGCACCGCGAAGTGACTGGGGGATGTCCTGCGGCGACCCGAACGCGCCGTGGCGCAGCATCAGGTTGAAGGTGGTGTCGCAGACGGCGGCGTTGTCCTCGTCCTCAAGCGGCTCGAACAGCGGCGAGGCGTGGCGGATGTATTCCTGCACCCTCTGGCCAACCTCGTAAGCGGTCATCTCCGGGCCGCTCTGGGGAAGGTTCAGCTTGTTCAGGAAGAATGCCTCGGACAGCATCATGCGAAGGTCTTGCTGAAGGTCGAGGCCGAGCGGGACGCCGCTCTTGTCCTGCGTCAGCGGGCGCAGCACCTCGCCAAGCCGTTCGTCGTAGGATGCGTCAACCCAAGTCACGCCGCCCGCATAGATGCTGATGTCCCCGCGCAGGGCCTCTTGGACCGCGACCATCGGCGGATTGACGAACTTCTCGCCAGCCTCAAGGACCGTGCGGACCATTGATTGAAGCAGTCGCGCGTCGGGCAGGCCGACGACGGTGGCGGGTGAGAACGAATACTGGTTGCCCGAGACGGTTTGCCAGCGCGGGATGATGTATTTCTGGTAGGCCAGCCCGACCGCTTCCATGATGTGCATGTGGTCCACGTCGATCATTATCTCGACGTAGGGCAGACCTTGGTTCGCTCCGAGGTAGCTCTCGCCGGACATGAGCGATGAGGGCAGGACGATGTGGCGGCAGTTGACCTCTTCGAACGGCTTCTTCTTCGGGCCGACCATCTTCTCGGCGACCTTGGGGTGAACCTTGTCGCCGTATAGCGAGGTGAGCGTTTCGACCGACGCCTTCCATTTGCGGTGGACGGTGCAGACGCGGCCCTCGGCATCCTCAGCCCACGCCACGTCGCGCAGGTGCCAGTTGCGATAGAGGAGGCCGTTCGCCTCCGAGTTGAGTTCGATGGTCTTCACCGACTGGCCGAACGCAGCCATGTCGTGATCGGCCTCTTTCGATGCGCGCTTGAACATGGCCTTGCGGTCATACATGGCGCGGCGCTGGATTTTGGTGACGTGTTCAAGCCACTGCCGCCCGGCAACGTCTTCCTTGCCCTCGTCCTTGCAGCGCAGGTGGAACCACTCGATGTTCGTGGGGCGCATCATCGAGCCGAGCGAGTTGCCGAGATCGCGTCGCACCAGCACCGGGTAGGAGGTCATCAGGTTGTCGGCAAAACCGTCGCCGATGGGGCGGATGACGGTGAAGTCAGCGCGCTCGGGGTAGAAGTTCTCGGCGATGTCCTGCCACATCGAAAGCAGCGTCAGCCGCTTCGAATACAGGTTTTCCCCCATCTCAACGAGATACTTCGGGTCCATCAGGACTATCCCCCCAGTCGGTCGGACAGGATTGTTTGCATGAAGCGGCGGATCGGGTTGCCAAGGTTGCCGCCAACAGCGCCCTTCTTCCGGCGCGGGTTCGCCGCAGCCGCTTCTTCAAGCGAGAGCCTGCGAACCTTTGGCCCCTTGCCAGTAGCCGCAGCCGCGTCGGGCTGCTTTACGACCTTCTTACCCATATCCACCTCCAAGACTTTCGCTTCCTTGCGACAGGATTGTCGAAGATCGCCCGCCGCGTGCCATCTGCCGCGCGACCGACGTGCGGCGAGCGCGCCTGATCTCTTCGTCGTCGGCCAGCGGCATTACCGGGGTAGGCTCTTCAGGGGTCGGTGCCGCCTGCTTCTTTCCCTTGAACAGTCCGACGGCGGTGGCGAAGGGGGAGATCATAATCTTCCCAATGCCCTTAACAATCTT